TTAACTTCCAGATCTTGAAAATGCATCCAATAATGCAGCACCGGTCAATCTCTCACCGAAGGTATGAATCAGTTCACCTTTATGATATCGCAGAATCACGCCATCATTAAACTCGTGGTCAGTTACGCATTTGCCATCAGCTGTATCTTGAGGTCTGTCATCATAAAACATCGAGCTTATTGAATGTGCGTGTATGGATTTGGTTTCTTTAGCCCAATCCTCTGCCGCAATTATTTGTCTTTGTCTACTGACTGTTGCATCATACTGTGTCATAGTTTCTCTCCTGGCTCAAAGCCTCTGAACGTTTTAAATCTTGGGAATCTTAAACTGTATGTGTCAGAATCATCTGCCAATGACACGGAGTCAGCTCTTATTTCTACCAACTGACCTATTACTTGTTCCTTATTTGACCAGATGTCTTTTCTATTATCATCAGTCAAACCACTGCCAACCTTAACATTAAAGTTTTTACCCTCGTCTGTGCCTTCACAAACCAAAGCCCCTAATAAACCTTCATTCTTTCCAGTACCCTCTTCTAAATCGACTACAGTAAGTGTAACCTCAATATAAGGTTTCATTTTCAACCAGGCGTATGTTCTTTTACATTCGTAAATACCGTCAATAGGTTTAATCATTACACCTTCGTAGCCTTTTTCAATAGCCTGTTTATTTAAATCTGCAAAAAGTTCCTTACCTTCGTCGGTATCAAAGTCTAATTGCCAATAATCAACAACTCTAATTGGACCACCATCTGCGTATTTTAATAATTGTAATTTTCTGTCAAGTTGAGATACAGTACCAACACCAGCCTCAAATTCGGTTAATGGAATTAAATCGAATAAAGCAAGGAAAGCATCTTCTGTCTGTGCGCCTTCCTTACGATTGACTTGTTTCATAAGTGTTTGGAAATCCTCTGACATAATTTCGCCATCAAATACCATACCTTCGTTTTCAGGTTTGATTAATGCGTTTTCAATATGTGGGAAATTACTTAGGACTTTACCGTTACGTGAATATATGGTACAAGCTTGATTTTTAACAATTGCGATACATCTGACCCCGTCATATTTGTATTCAATAATACATTGACCTTTAATTCTTTTTGGATTATTATCACCACTGTTTGCTAACATACAACCGAACACTGGAACGACTGGGTCATGTCCAGCCTTTTTGGCCATCTTATTCACGGTTCGTTCACTAAACCCAGCTCTCATATCCTTAATTAGGATTCTTCGGTACCAGTCGTTCCATTCTTCGGAGGTAGCTTTATTCATTGCACTTTCAATTGCATCTTTCGCTGCATTACCTGAAAGCACTCTGTCAGCCAAATCTGAAGTAAGAGATTCAAATTCAGGTAGAGTAAGACCTGGGCCATCCTCAGTTGAAATTGGAATGTCTTTTACTCCAAATGTTATCATGGAATCTAAACCAACTCTTAATCCCCACAGGAATTCTCTATTGGTTAAATGTTCTGATACCACCTGCTCTTTGAACAGGCGACTATTATCAGATTCCAATTGTTGGATTATATTCCAAGGCTTTGTGTCAGTTATCAATTGAACGACCTCCTGAAGGCTCTATTAAAATTAGCTGTCATATTGGCATTGCCTTGGAGTCTCTCTGCGACTCTGGACCTGGCCAATTCCCAATCAACTTTTTTTGGATTGGTTTTATATTTAAATAGCTGATTTGCTATTTCCTCATTGCTCATTCTATTGACTTTAGTCAGTATTCCTTTTGATATTTGCATAGTATATTTTCCTCATTATGGTACCATTATAACATAACTACAGGTAAAAGTCAACCTTTTTAATCTTTCGGATTTTCGATCTCATCGTTTATTTCGTCTAAAGCGTCTTCAAGATCTTTTAAATGAGGATAACGAGTATAGACTGGGTGGGAGAATTTTTCCCTTTCGTCCTCACCATATCTGCCTCGTTCTCTATTACCATCACCATTTAATTCGGTCATGTCTTGCTGCTTTTCCTTAAAGTCCTTTGTGTCCATTTGTTTATCCTTCTTGCCAAAAATAGCATCCCATCCGTCGGCATACTTTTTCTGGTCGCCAGTTTTACTTTTTATGGAATCACCCGTAATATCATTCTTTGATACCATTTTTATTTCCCCATTTTGGATATGTCTTCAGCCTGTTCTTGGCTGATTACTGGCACCGCATTGGATTTATGCATGGTCGCAATTCCTTTTACTAGTGTTCCCGTGTATATCGGTCTCTCCTTGAGTGGAGTTGGATTGAGTCGTGCCGTATTTGCTGGTTGCGTCCATGATGGATAATTCGGCACTTCTCTCTGGTAGGTCTGCGGTTCGTGTTTAAAAGGCACAAACTCTCGTTTTACCTTCTTTCTACCAAACGCATAATCTATATATTCTTCCAAGGTATTATAACGTAGGTCATGCATACCTTTTCTTTTCATTTGTTTATTATGTACTCGCCATTCGACTTCCAATTCCTGAAGTCTCCTTTTGGTAATTTTTGTTTTTCTCTTTTTACCAAGGACTTGAACGCCTTGTATTAAGTGCATAGTCATAGTATAAATCTCAAAAGAGAAGAATTATCTTCTTCTTGTTCTTGGAAATTGACCTCTTAATTCCATAGAGGTTTTCTTTTGTGCCCTTTTTCTCCCCTCGGCTTTAAGTCTTTTCTTTTTAGCTGTAGGTTTTTCGTAAAATTCTCTTTTACGTACTTCTTGGATAATACCGGCTTTTTCACAAGCCTTCTTCCACTTTCTGAGTGCAATATCAAATGGCATTGCTGTAGGTGGTCTTTTATCCTTGGGATGTCTAGGTCTAGGTGTCAAGTCGACTGACCTGCCACTGAATTCGTTTTTATTGTTATATTTCATGTTGCCTATTATAACAGGTTACTATTAAAATGTCAACACTTTTATGAAACTATTTTTAAAAGTTTTCGGATGAGCATGGGAAGGTAAACAGTTGAGACTACGATGCCCCAAAATAGCCCTAATGCTAGGACGTACTGTTTCCAATTTGAAATGTCTATTGCGATACCTAAGGTCACTCCACCTATCCACATCCAATCTAATGTTCCGTGAATACGCTTCCAACGAGTTCCCAATCGGTCAATGAGCTCTTGTCTTTTATTGGCAAACCAAGGGTGTACATGTCTCATTATGACAAAGCCCTCGTTGAGGACCATCAATGAAAAACCTAACCAAAATAACATAGATTAAGAATATTTACCTGTGTTCCATAGCTTGTCATAAGCTTTTTGGTCGACAAGTCCTTCCTTTAATATGCGTTTTCTGTTCTTTAGATGAGCTGCATCTACATCAGCCTTTGCACCACCATGATATTCTACAGCATGACCTTCGTCAATTAGATATGATGTAACAAATTTATCATCGACAATAAAATCACCAAGGATTCTGCCGAACTTACCTTTCATATCTTCACCATCTCTAGCTGCGAATGTTTTGAGGATTGGTTTTCCTGTAAGGATTTCTTTGAGTCTTTTTGAAGCTGCTTTACCAAATAATTTTTCTACTTTATTACTTGTTCTTGATTCTGGAGTATCAATACCCATAATACGAACACGTTCTTTTTTCAACCAAACGCCGAAGCCTAGGTCAATATCTACATCAACAGTATCACCGTCAATAACTTTAATTAATTTACATTTATACTCATACATTTTACTTTCCTGTTAATGTTTATAAAGTGTTATTTATTATTATTTTCGTTGACCGGTAAACTTCAGCCACCATTTAAACCAGCGCCGACCTTCACCATAAGCTGCCGAGCGCAGTCTATCGTATCTCATCTACCTTGGCCGTTGTATCTCTTGGCACATCTTTTCTTGCTTTTATTCATAGTAGACATCGCGATTTTAACTTTGCGACCTCTACCACCTTTACCAATTGATGTGACCTTTTTACCTGTGCCATTAATGAGTGATTTATTTACTTTTCTTCTACTTGCTTTTGCCATTTTTAATCTGTTGGAACATTTTTACTTATTATATAACTTTTAAGATCCGCGTATGTTCCAATATATCGCGCAGATTCTCGTTTTATGTGAAACCAAATGTGAGGTTGAATAGTCATATTGACTTTATAACCTAATAATTCCTCATAGTATTTTGTGTAGGTGACATCCTTATATTCTACTTTTTCGTAGTATCGTTCAGCCAGTTCCCTCGCCTTTGTACAATTTGGGCAATTAGCAGTTCCGAAAATTACCACCTTTTCCACTGTAACGCGCATTTCGTTCATACTATCACCAGTTATGTATGTTTCCTGCTATAATGAAAAAGCATGTAATAAAGTTCACACCAACGATAACAGTTCTAATCATTGCGATTTTGTCTGCTTCAGCATCAGTGGTGCCTTCTTTTTCTCCTATGGCTTTTGCCCATAGTCTCCATGCGGTTTTCATTAATCTTTATCTGTTATCTGCTTTCCAATTACGAATAGTGGAAAGTCGACGAGACATTGGCATATCGGTTTCAGTCATATTTGGATTATCTTTCTGCCACAGTGCCAATACTTCCTCTTCTTCCAAAACAGAACTATCTAGAACTTGTTCGCCAATCCATTTTTGAGAAAACTCATTTACTTCCTCTGCTTGTACTGCTTCGTGGACCCATTGCTCTGATAATTTATCTGTCGCCTTAACTTCCTCGTTCCATTTTTGGACTTCGGAAACAGGTACGACATATCTTTGTCTGAAACTACTGACCGCTGTTACTACAACATATCTATCCTTCATTTTTCACCTTTTTACTATTTTTAACTAATTTTCTTGTGGAAATTGGAGCTCCACTTTCTCTCACATATACTGTTTTGCCTTTATCAGGGCTTTCAAAAATCTTTGTCATTAAGATTCCTCCTTTGTATTTTCCAGATTAAATGGTCTGCCTCTGGGTATGAATCCATGTCAGCTACTGTATCATCAATTAAAGCTAACAGTTCCATTTCCTCTGCAAGTTGAGCGATTTTGTATCTACGTTCTAATGCATGTAATGCTCTGTAGAAATCATGGGGGCTCATTCCATCTGGAATCATTATTTAAATAATCCTATTTTTTCTCCAGCCTTAATACGTCGATCATATTCTTCTGGTGAGTTAGGATATCTCCAACCCCATAATGCACCGAGGGCCATAAATGTACCTGAATAAGCTACTGCTTTCCAGTTCCCTGTCGTTACAATCATTAGAATTAAAGCGAATGCCATAAATCCTAACATCATGTATTTTGCTTTCTGTGGGAATACTTTTTTGGTTTCCCAATTTGTTAGGAATGGACCAAATAATTTGTGGTTGTATAACCAATTATGCATTCTGTCTGAACTCTTTGCAAAACAATAAGCTGCAAATACTGCTGGAATACTAAATGGAATTCCTGGTAAAATAACACCAATATAGGCTACGCCTAAACTTAGAAATCCTAATCCGCCCCACATTAATTTTTTCATATTCATTACATTACCGCCTTAACATATTCTGCACTTATCATCACTGCGTCCTGTCCATTAATTCGTACTGGAAGTGATTTCGTCCATTCTAAATAAATTGTTGCACCTTGCACAATAGGTTCTTTTACGTCTGGACCTACTGCCAATACTACGCCCGGCTCTGATGCTGTTGTTTTTACATCTGCAGATAGAATAATTCCACCAGCTGTTGTTTGTTCTTTAGGAGCAGCAGCAACTAAGATTTGCTCTCCGATCATTTTTATACTCATATTTTCCTTCTATTAATTGTAGAGGTTAACCCACTACGTTTTTCCTCAACCTCCATATTCATTATTTGGCTTTTATCAATTAATGGTTTAGAAGGAGTTTCACGTTCACGTTTAAATGCTGCAGTACTCACGATTAAAAGCATTATGGCTAATGGGTCGAATACAAATATAATAATTAATATTACCCATCGCACTGCCTCGTCATAAAATGAGGCTGCTTCATCACCGTAAATCATATCAGCAATGTATTTAATTGGACCTAATTCTGCTTCCTGGTCCAACTGTAATTTTTGTATTGGCATTTTCTGTTCATTTAAAGCTACAATATCATCAACCAATATATCTATATCGGCGTTAATATTATTACGCTCTTCTGTCTGAACCTTGTTTACATAATTTCGGTCTTTTGCTTGACTTGTTTGTAAAACATAATCCAAACTTTCCAAGCGACCAGTCAAATTATCCAACTGTAATTGTTTACCGTCGAGTCGTTTGTCTATTATGCTTGCTTCAAGAGAATAAGAATCACCAACCAATGCCGAATCAATATGTGCCTTGGAAAGGAATCCAAATATACCCATTGAAGTAATAAACATTAACACTACAACAGCTGTAGTAAAATATGCCCTTACTAAGTTATTTATTCGGTCCCATTCATAATGCAACCATGCAGCCGATACCAATTTGCCAGCCTCTAATACTGTAGCCATCACGAGAACACCTACAGCAGCGCCAGAAAAAATGGTCATTAACCCTACAATACTAAAATAAGCAGCTGTAGTAGCGAGGGTGAGCGATGTGGCAAGTGTTAACCATTTCATATCGAATACTTCCAATTTACATCGCTGTGTTTTTGCTCATCTGCACGAACTTTCTTTATCATATCAGATAATAATGCTTTCTTTGGTAGTTTATAATAATCAATTGCAAGCTGAGGTGCCGGCACATTTTTAACTTCTCCATTCTCTACCATAGCCAAATAATCTGTATAACTCTTTACTGCTTCTTCTTCGAAGTAATGAACCATACGATGAGCTGTCTTTGGAAAAAGAACATACATTAGAAAATAAAAATTCCAAAAGATTCCTTGTGCCAATAATATAAGCCATCTTTCAAATACATTTGGTTTGGCAATTTCAATAAAGAACATTAAATGCATTCTTTCATTTTCAGCCTCTTCAAGCAATTCGCGAATCATCGGTCCGTGACCTGTTTGCATTTGTCTTAAACTTTTTAAATGGACCCACATACCTGCGACCATACCTGGTACACCTGCTATGGTTTCCAGAACAACTGCTCTATGACCATATCGTTTGGCAAAGAATGTATCGGCAAAAAACCGAAAAAACTTTGTCATACTTTTAGCCACTATATCCTTCATACCACCTCTTTAAATGTTTGTTTTAGAGCTGAAACCAAATCTTCCATCATACCATTAGTGTGCAATGGTGTCGGTGTAATTCTAAGTCGCTCTGTACCCACATCAACTGTTGGGTAATTAATTGGCTGAATATAAATTCCATGTTCGTTTAATAACCTATCTGACATTGTTTTTGTTTTATGTGCGTCTCTTACCATTACTGGCAAAATGTGTGTACATGCATCTTCATGGATTTCGATATTATTTTCTTGTAATAGTTCTTTAAGAGTATGAGCTCGTTCTTGATGTTTTTCTCTTAATTCATTATGTTCCATTAAATAACGAATTGAGGCAATTGAACCTGCACACATTACGGGACTTAATGATGTTGTAAAAATGAATCCACTAGCGACTGAACGTATAGCATCGAGAATAATGTTATCGCCAACAATATAACCACCGTGACCACCAAAAGCTTTTCCCAACGTTCCATTTAAAATATCCACCCTATCTTGTAAACCTAATTTTTCACAATAACCTGCACCAGTTTGGCCATATAAACCAACACCGTGTACTTCGTCAATATAAGTCATTGCATTATATTTGTCTGCTAAATCACAAATCTTTTCAATAGGAGCAACATCGCCGTCCATACTATAGACACTTTCAAAAACAATACAAGGAACTTTGCCTTCCAATTGACAGGTTTGTAGAGCAAGCTCTAGCTCGTCCATGTCATTATGTTCCCAAATAATTTTATCAGCTCGACTATGTTTAATGCCCATAATTAATGAAGCATGATTTTTATTATCTGATACGAAACAGATATTAGGAACTATTCTTTTGAGTGCGATTAAGGTCCATTCGTTTGCAACATAGGCAGATGTATATAATAGACCGCGTTCTTTTTTATGTAATTCTGCCAATACAGTTTCCAAAGTTACATGGTAATGAGATGTGCCTCCAATATTACGAGTTCCTCCACTACCTGAACCTGTTTTGTCCAACGCTGTTTGCATTGCATCAATAACATATTTGTTTTGACCCATGCACAAATAATCATTTGAACACCAGTTAACAATACTTTTTGGAGAATATGGGGAATACCAAGTTGCCTTTGGAAAATTCCCACGTTCTCTTACGATATCATTAAATATCCTGTATTTGCCGTCTTCTTTTAATCCATCGACGACTTCTTGGAATAGCTTTTTATCAATCATGTACCTTCGCCTAATTAGGTTGCGTAAGCGTTGTCCCAGCTACCTGATAAACCTGCAACCTCATATTCGGTCACACGATTTTCAAAGAAGTTTGTATGGTCTGCACCATTCAAAACCCATTCCAACCAAGGTAAAGGATTTTCCTTCACTTTGAAATTTGGTTTCATACCTAGCTGAAGCAATCTTCTGTCTGTAATATATCTTATATATTCTTTTACTTCAGATTTTTCCAAGCCTTCAATGTTACCCATTTCATAAGCAAGATCTACAAATTTATCCTCGAGGTCAACAATATTTCTACTGATTTGATAAATGTCCTTTTTAAACTCTTCATCAACTACACGAGAATGTTCTTTGACAAATGCTTTAAATAATTTTGAGTTTCCTTCAACATGAATACTTTCATCACGAATACTCCACTCTACTACTTTACCCATACCTTTCATTTTACCGAAACGTTGGAAGTTTAATAGCATTACGAAAGATGCAAATAGAGCAACACCTTCATTAAATACTGATTTGGCTAGAGCCAGACCTGTGCCACGTAATGTGTTCGTATCTGATTTCATCATGTAATCAATTTTATCTGCCATTTCAGAATATTCTAAGAACGCATGATATTCAGAATCAGGTAAACCTAATGTCTCATTTAATAGTGCATAAGCTCTTTGATGAATACCTTCTCTTGCTGCGAATGAACCTAACATATTACGAATTTCATTATTCTTAAACTTAGGAATAAATTGGTCATAATAGTTCTGGCCGACGGCGACATCGGACTGAGTGAATAATCTTAAAATGTTTGTGATATAATCCTTTTCTACTTGAGTAACCTTACCACCTTTCCAATCAGATACATCATCTGACAAGTCTAGTTCATCCTCAATCCAATGAGCTTTTTCATGTCTTGTTGTAATTTCAACAGCCCAAGGATAGTGGAATGGTTTATATGTTTCAGAAAACTCCATTAACCCACCTGCTTTTTTGACCAATGTATCAGCAATGGCCATTAAGTCATTATATGTTCCAATGTGTTTGTCATCAATAAAGATTTGTGGCACAGAACGAATTTCTTTGCCATTACTATGTTTCTGATAAAAAGCAAGTCTTTGCTCTTCGTCATCTAGTACTATTTGTGTGAAATTATATCCATGCTGCGTGAACCAAGCCTTTGCTTTTTCACAAAAAGGACAATCCGATTTTGTATATATTGTTATTTGCATTTTTATTCCTAATTTTTTATTAGCCTTCGCAAGCCACGCATTCATCTTGGTTATCCTCTTGATTGGGTGAACTGAATTTTACTGCGTTTGGATTGATTATGTCGTCTAATTTTTCTCTTTTAATTTTTAAAGCAACATTCTCAGCCTTGTTACTTGTTTCTGTTCTCAGATAATAAAGTCCTTTACAACCTTGGGCCCATGCTTGATAGTGAACCTGATGTAAAACTGCCTTATCTGCTCCAGCAGGGAAAAAGACATTAAGTGATTGTCCCTGACACAGATATTTTTGTCTGTCGCCAGCAAGACGAATCAACGAAAGTTGGTCTAATTCTATTGCTGTTTTAAATACCTCTTTAATTGATGAGTCTAAAAAGTCCAGATGCTGAACAGACCCACCATTGGTAATTATCATACTCCAAACTTCGTCGGTATTTTTACCAATTTTTTCTAGTTCGGTTTCAAGGTATGGATTTTTATTTAGGTGACTACCGACTCTGGTCCTAGAAGTAAATGCATTTGCTTTCCAAGGTTCAATACTTGGGGATGTATTTACAATCATGGAACTATTTGCGTTTGGTGCAATCGCTAGCATGTGTGCATTACGTCTACCAGTTCCTTCCATGTCTGGGCATTCGCCTCTTTGTTTACCCATAGTTAATGTAGCTGATACACTTTCCTCTTTGATAAACTTAAAAATTTCTTCGTTAAGTCTTGTCGCTTCATCACTATCGAAGGGAACAAGATGTTTCTGTAAATATGAATGAAAGCCCATAGCACCAAGTCCTAATGACCTTTCTTGTTGTGCAGAATATTTGGCTCTACTAATTTCATCACCAGCATTATCTATAAAACTTTGGAGAACATTATCCAAAAATACAATGAGATCTTTAATCATTGATGTATTTTTCCATTCGTCATATTGCTCAACATTAACTGATGATAAACAACAAACTGCCGTACGCTCTTCATTCGTCACAAGGTGTATCTCATTACAAAGATTGGAACCCCTAATAGTCATACCCTTTGCTTTTTGCGATTCTGGTAACGCTCTATTTGCGGTGTCAATAAAGTTAAGATAAGGTTCACCAGTACGATATCTGGTTTCAAGAATTGTTTCCCATAAGGTACGAGCCTTAATAGTGTCACGAATTGTACCGTCACTTGGGTCGAGTAAATTCCAGTCAAGTCCCAAACCTACTGCTTCCATAAATTTATCTGTAATATTTACAGCGTGGTGTAGATTAAGACATTTACGATTTACATCACCAGTTGGAATTCTCATGTTTAGGAATTCAACGATATCAGGATGTGAAACATCCATATATGCAGCGTAAGAGCCTTTTCTTGTTCTGCCTTGTCTATAAGCCACCATATCAGCATCTACTGTATGGAGAAATGGCATAGGTCCTGGCGCTTTTTTGGATACAGCTCTAACATCTGACCAATGACCACCAACTCCACCACCCTTAACTGATAACCATCTTAATTCTGCTGAATGGTCTATAAGTCCGTCTAATGTATCAGGCACATAGGTAAGGAAACATGATATTGGTAATGCCTTTACCTTTTCACCTTTTAAAGGAGCGTTGGATAGAACAGGGCTAGAATACATAAACCAACCTTGAGAAACGTAATCATAAATCCGTTGTGCCAATTTCATATTGCCATTACAATACGCCACTGCTGACCTTGCGAAGGCCATTTGTGGACTTTTTTCATCATCGCGACAATAATAATCCTTTAATAATTTAAAAGATTGTTCACTTAAAATTTTGTCTCTTGTTTTGTTTATTTCTATACCCAAATGCTGCATTATGTTTCTCCTATTCTTTTGCAATATATTGTTCTGATAAAGGGAAAATTTTCGCAATAACTTTTGCAACAGCTAGGGCCAAATCGGCATGTTCTTGTTGTGTTCCATTTCCACTGCGGAGTTCAATATAATGAATCCAACTGCGTAATGTTCCGTTGACATACAACCTTGAGATTGTATTACCTTCGGGTAAGATTGCTCGGGCTTGTTCTTTTGCGATACCTTTATCAAGTGCCCAATTATATAATTCTTTAATTTCACGAATCAGTTTAAGTTGTTTCATTCTCCACTCTTCATTGATTCGTCTGTGTGTTTCGTCGTCCTCATCAACAGGTATACTATTTTGCCTGTTCTTAGGGTCTTGTAATCTTGCTTCTCTGGCTTCAAATTCCAAATCCTTTGTCGGGTCTGCATATCTTTGACTAAATTCTTGGAATGAGAAACTACGATGTCTTAACAATTGACGTGCTATGTCTCTTGTTGTTTCTACTTCTAAACATACTGATACCATTTCAAATGGTGACCAGTGTTTATATCTGGCTAGATAATTTAAAAGTTTTTCTGAGGTTTCTTTATTGTTTTGGTTTTCTGGATTACTTACTCTTGCACAATAAGCAATTAAATCTTGTGCCGATTCATTATAATCTGGCGATTGACTGTGACTAATTAACTTAACCTTCATACTCTAAACTTTTCTCCACTCTGTTAATTTAAGTTCTGCCTCAAGTCCTTTAAATGTGTTTTGGCGAAGGATTGTTCCTTCCACATCTTTCGTACCATTGAGAACCATTTCGTTTATATCCTTTCCATTCATATTATCTGGCCAGATTACAATTCTGTAACCGGACTTGATAATTTTTTCCATTCGTTTATGAATCTCTTTATTTCGAGGTTCAGCATCGAATACAAAAATGGAGTTTTCAGGGCGTCTTAATCCCTTAACACTACCATCTGCACCAGCCATTGCCACTGCGTTTGATAAAAACATGCTGTCCAATGCACCCTCGCAGACATAATAGTCACGATTGAAATCCACTTTGTCTAAACCAAAGACCTTAGGTTTATCATCAAACATGATTGTAATGTATCGTAAATTAGAATCTGGTTTAAAACTTCTAGCCGATACACCGAACAAATTTTTATTTTCATCTAGAAAGGGTATTAATAACCTTGGCTCATCTTTATCCAGATTATCAAACTTGTCTGGAATGTATTCGTTTACCCAAGCCTTAAATTGTCTTACCAAATAAAGCCGATAATGATGTGCAGAAGGAATACGCCTCTTATCTATATATGCCTTGACGGGATGATTCCAGTCAAGTTGACTGATTTTTTTTAATTTTTTTAACGGCTCGTTGGAAGCAAAAGATGGAGCATCCTGTTTGAATTGTTCCATCGGTTGAATCTTTGCCTTATCATTTTTCTTTATGAATTTTTCAGCAATATAGTCGTTGTATGCTAGGGGGTCGATTACTTTGAGAAAGTTGGAAAAGGAATGACTCTCACTACAATTGTGACAATAGAAGTAAAAGTTATTTTCTTTCTCTAGTAACCAACCACGTGACTTGGTTCGTGACTTCTGTGAGTCTCCACAGAGAGGACAACGAAAGTTGATTTTATAAGGGTTTGTATTGCGAATGCGATAATTTTCGAGCCTGCCGGCAAGGTGCTGTGCGTACTGTATATCAACAAAATCAATCATAATAAAAATCCTTGTTATTTAATAAGCCATTATAACCTATCTAGTAACAAATGTCAACCCATAATTGCAGATAAGTCAACATTATGTGCAACAAATGAGCCTATCGCTATAGCTCCTAAAAGCCACCATTTTAAATTCTCTATACTTCGCAGCCTTGTTTCTTGGTCTGCAATCTTATCACCCACATCTTTAGCAATGTTCTCAATTGCGGTACGGAGTCTTGCATGTCGCTCGTCATTTTCCTTCCGTGTTTGAACAGCAATATTTACATGTTGTTCCTTTGCTACTTCCATAGTCGCCAGCATGGTTTCCTTAAATGTTTCCTTATGGTCGTCAAGTTCTTCTTTCAGTGCTAGTCTTCCTTCCAGATTATGTCTAGATGATACTTCCAATTTTTCATCAAAGAAACTAAGCTTCTCTTGGAAGTTTTTAACGATTTGGTGCTGTACAGCAAGGCTCTGAGTTATATCAGCCATACCGTCAACAGCACTATCAACTTTTCCGAAGAATCGTTCGATTTGCTTTATGTCTTTTTTAATAAGTGCGACATCTATTTTGATGTCTGAATTTTCTTCTTGTTGGGACAAGTGAAATTCCTCCTGGTATAAGTTATTATATCACCAGATTCATGATTTGTCAACCAATATTTATAGGAAGTATTCACCCAGAATAGGGTATTTCGAACTTATTTTAAATCTTTTTGTTTCGGGCCAGTGACTTCTCTATAATAAATCACCACCTCGCCGAGTTCCCTGATGTACCTACGTAGCTCTTGAAAGTTCGCAGTCATTAATTCATAATCTTTTACTGTCGAAGCTACATATACGATATCGCCACTATTGAGTGCTTTCATATCATCTTCAAACCTATCCAGGTAAGTATAGCCGACCGGCCAGTCTGGATTTTCTCTTTCTGACAATTCACATGTTTTAGGTCTCTTTAAAAGTTCCTCACCTTTGTCATTATATCTAACTGGGTCATATGATATTGATTTTTTACAGGGATTAGTAATAATTGCTTCTGATACTACATAGAATTGAGGCTGTTGTAGATTTAAAGGACGAGGTAATACAGGTTGAATAATCTCAATCTCTATTGGCTTCGCGTCTATTTCAATAGTTTTAGTTGGTAATAGTGAACAACCACTAATCGCTAGGATTGTCGTTAAGAGCATCAAGCTTCTTGCTATCATTCTCTATCTCCTCAAATACGGCCTTTGTTCCATTATTAATTCTGGTTTCAATAAGACCTGGTTTCAGTAGTGCCAACTTATTTAGATTGTGTCTATTAAAAATATCCAAATATCTATCTTTTTCAGCTTCAATTTGAGCGTTGGCCCTTTGCATATTGCTCAGGGCAGCGCCTTGTTTTTCAAACGATTCTTTAATTGCTGCGGTTACAGCTTTCTGTTCTTCAACAGCAGATTCGAGTTTAAAATTATTCTCTTTAAGAGTTTGGTTATCATTATAGAGGTACCATGAACTGATACCTAAAACTAAAATGATTGTTCCGAATACCTGGTACATTTAGACTTCGTCTGTCTCGGCAGGTGTTTCAGTAGTTTCTTCCACAGCTTGACCTGAGTGAACATCAATTTCTTCCACTTCGTCAGTTACTGTTTCAGCGTCTTCTGCACTTGCTGTCATACTTTGGTATTTTGTGTTTAAAGCCGTGCGTACTCGATCTTTCATTTCATCTTCAAATGCACCTTGCACTTTTAATGGGTTGTTATCGATCGCATGCTTAATAATGTCATTTACTGGCATTTTATATTCTCCATTGTTATAATATAGTATTATTTATTCCTGTTCTATTCTATAGTGTAAACCATTGTTAGAACGTATTGTCACTTTCTTATCATCTTTATCAGTAAAAGATAATTCTTTCCAATTTTGTTTTGTGAGTTTTGAAGCACTTTTGTATATGATATCATCTTTGTTTCCAAATTTTGAGTCATACGAAACTGTTATTTTATATCTTGGTCCTCTGAACCATTCTAAAATCCAAGCCCACATATTCATTCCTCTATACTGGTATCGAACTGATATCAGCAATTGCTGCACCTGCAAATTGTAATTCATCAGCCAACATTACATCGACCGCAGGTTTAATTTTTGTATTGTAATATTCATCACCACCGACTTCGTTCCAAGCCCAGTTGATGATATCGGTTTGTGTTAATGCTGCGTTTGCAGTTGTGATATAATTTTCTGTTTGAAGATCCGTTTCACTTAGAATTGCCTGAACAGGCCAACTGATAAATGTACCAGCACCAATCGTGTCATCATATGTTTTAATTTCTAATGTGACCTTTTTAATCGCATTATTCGCACTAGGTAATGTAAGCACTTCTCCTAGCGACTTTGTATACACATTCGCCATAATATAAACTCAGTATTAAACTTCTTCCATGCGTACCATAAGACGTTCTGCCCTATTGGTTACTTGTTTATGCCATCTGGAATCTCTTCCTTCGACAGCTGCGCGTTTCCAATCATGATCTAGTAAAGCAGCAGTAAAGTTTTTAAATTTACTGAGTCTTGTACGACCCATATTGAACATCATATTAACCAAGATTTCCTGGACCTCTCCTGGGAAGTCTCCGAATTCCCCTTCTCCGTATAGAGCGTGACACTCGGAGATGGATATATCAAGGTCTCTGTCAAAACAGTCCCTGACACGTTCTTCACTAATCGGTGTTCCAAGTTCCCCTCCGAATTCTGCATCCGACTCGAGGATAAGATGACCGACTCCAAAGGTTGGGTACCCAAGATGGTCGTGATAGATTTCATACACTACTCCTTCATCTACTTTTAATTGTTCAAATACGTTATCTTTATTTTCTTGTTTCATTTTTAATCCTGTACATCTTTTAAAAATTGAGAGAATACTTTCTTAACACTTGTATTCTTCTTTTTATGTTTTTTACGAGCTCCCATTGGAACTCCTGGTTCACCATCAGGTCCTACACCAAGTCCTGCAATTTGACCTCCGCCAACATTTACAGCCGGTGCATCCTCATTTCTCTTTTGCCAATCAAGACTTGTAGTGTCGTTATCAATCGGTCCACCTTTTGCCCAAGTCATGCATGTTCTGGCACTATGACATTTAAAATTGTGCATCCAACAGTAGCCTAACTGACCATCATCATCTGATGTTTCACCTGGCATACAATCTTCCATACGAGGAGAGATATCAAAAGCAACACAGTTCGAACAATTGCTCTTCTTGGCTGCCTCTGTTGTCGTCTCCCAATGGTCTGCTATTTTATCCCAATAATCACCAGGAACACCTACATTTAAAGGACCATAACTATGATTCTTAATTGTTGCATCTCTGTTTTTAGTATTAAGTGCAATATCACCAGTTGCTTTGGGGCAAGCTGCTGCCTCATTTAAAATCTCTTCATTACTCTCTAAGAATTGATTTAAAGAAGTGTTTATTATATCACTAATATGGGCTTCTGTCAACACGCCTTCTGATAATAATTTGTCTGTTTTATCAAATCGTTCGTTTTCTTTAATGAGCCATAGAGCTGCAGCATAAGATGCGATACGTGTTGTACCACCTGGAAGTTTTTCCAATAATTTTTTGAGATTAAGAATGAGTTGGTCGAAAAGACCAAATGCCTTTTTCTGATTGTTCTTATTAAATTCTTTACGGCTAATCAGTATATTGCCTTTTTCATCAATGATACCTTCCTTATATGCAGCCCACTTTCTAAATGGCGTAACAAGCCTTTTAATAAAACTAAATACTAAATATAAATCTACTACCATTTTAGATGTTCCTTAATGTTTCCTCAATAAGGCTGTCAGATTGAATACTTTTACTATTAAGTACACAACCATCATATAACAATATACCGGGCATAAAATTTAAATATTCCACGAATGGTTTTAAATATTCATGGTAATCATGCAAGCGCATGAATAGCATATTCGTTGCTTCTACACCAAAAACATTGTACAGCACAATTAAATGATTCAGAATCAACCTTTCCTTTAAGTCTTGGTCCTGACGGTACCTGCTAAATAGCTTCCGAAGATACTGAAACCTCTTCATATCCTCGTCGAACTCTGACATCTCAGTACACTGAGGATTGTCATAGTGTTTCATTGCGTATAGCAGAAAAGTTGACTCTGTCAATATCATAATGTATTAAAGATTTATTTAAGTTTAGCTATCAGCTACAACTGCATCATCACCTGTTCCTGATACACCTAAGTCACCAGCATCGCCTGAAGAAACCTTCATCGGTACTAGACACTCTGTTTTATGGCGAGTTGCGCCATTGGCATCAGTGTAAGTGTGATACAAATTCCAACCAGGTGTTTTAAGACCTTTCGCTCTGTTAGCTGCAACACCTGCTTCTGTAGTATCTACAAAAACTGCTAAATCTTCATCATTAGATTTATTAGTGTTATTAGCGTCAGTTTCGAGCCACTTCGGTACGGATGCTGCCGCGTCTGTTTTTCCCCATAGTGCCATTGTTATCTCCTTGTTTATGTTAAATTATATAACAAAAATTATTTTAATTCAGCTTTGAACACTTCATCAACAAGGGCAGATTTTTTCTGTCTCTTGTCTAGTTCAATGCCTAGTTCGCGACCTCTAACTTCAAGCTGTGCTTTAGTCAATTTGTTTAAAGAAGCTTTAGTAGCTTTCTTTGGTCCTTTTGCAACAACTTTCTTTGTCACAGGCTCTTTGCGAACAGTTTCCTTTTTAGCTGGTTTTGCTTCCACAATACCAAAAAACTCTTTTAGCCATTCAATTAATACTTTCATAATATTCTCCTATAATATATTAATTATATAAAATTCAAGAAAAAGATTTCAGTCTAGCTGCAATTTGAAGCTGCTAGGTCTTTTTTCTTTTTCTCACCATTTGGCACGAGTGTATCTGCAGCTGCAGTATCTTCGGCCTTTTCATTATCACCTTCCCAATTGGCGTCAATGTATTCAAAAAATTCTTTTTTCTTCTCATCAGACAATTCATCAGGGGACTCAACATTAAATTTAGCAAGTACACCTTTAAAGAATTCTTGGTAATCACTATCTTCGTTATAAGTCGCGTGAAGTTTTTTGCCCTTTTTATAAGAAGCATGGACTGAACCACATGAACCTTCTTCTAGATAGGTTTCAATGTTGCGTTCCAATAATTTGGCCATATCAAATGTTTCACTAATGCTTGAAGCAACTTGAGCCAAGGTATCACCCTCACCACCAAGATGATTTTTTGCGTATGCTATAAGATCTTCTTCTGAACCTGTCATTTGAACCTTATCACCAGCGTATTTACCACTACCGATAACTTTGATTTTAATTCTGCTTCTAAGGCTTCCCTTTTTCGCGCTAGGCTCGTTTACAGAATCCTGGTTACTACCATCATCAGTCCTACCAGTAAAGCTATGTACTGTTAGTGTTGCCTCGTTTTGTAATTCTGACATAATTGTCTCCTCTATGTTCATGTTTTATATATTTATAAAACTTTAGTTATTTTTATTTTTAAATTGTTAATACCTTTAATCAAGCGATGATACTCGTTTTTAAGTATCTTTAACCTTGTACCAGGTTTTAACAAGTAAGGTAGTGAATTTTGTGGTTGGAATTGCCAACCATCACCTTCCAATACCTCTATTAATCTATCTTCCTTATCTCTATGCCAAACATATTCCTTTGAATCGTCTGCGACATTAAAAAGTCTAATATCACCTGAATCAATATATGGCTTACCAGAAATAGGAACCGCCTCCGGTGAGTCCAAGTTCTTTTGCATATTTTGGTAATCTACATGCCCAATAACCGGGTGTTAATTTATCTGTTTTAGTATCACAGTTGTGTCTTGCTGCAAAGGAAGCAGCTGCCCCTTTATCATTAATCTTTGAAGTCAAGCCACCTTTTTCGTCACCAAATTCTATTTTCTTAGTGTTCCCAGTTTTTGGGTTTCGTACATATACAACATACTTTTTATCACCACTAGATCTTTTTGGACTATTTAATTCTGGTTCTTTTTCTGCTGCCAATAAACCCATAGAATTATCAAATTCTACCATAGGGGTTTCAAGCGGTACAACAGTACCTTCATATAATCCAAATGATTCTGATAAAAGTTTCACGATATCTTTAATCCAGTATTTCCAGGGTTGTCAACATTTGGTTTTTCTTTGGCTCTATCTGCTTTTACTTGGTCATTCATATCGTCGACATTTTCTTCACCAGTTTTTTCGTGGTCAAATGTATATGCCTTACCAGCGTCACCAGTTACCCATTCGCCATCCATATATCTTGGTTGGTCCTTTTGCATTGGGTAATCAGGTAGTGTAAATGCTTCTAAAAATGTCTTAAATGATTTCATTAAATTCTACCTTTACCATCCCAAGTTACAATACCATTCATTTTCCAACCTTTTTTAGTGGCTGTTGTTGATGATATAATTGCCTTATCAGACATTTTGCCTGACTGAACCCAGATATTTTCCTTTGCC